AATTCGATAGGCAACAGCTCCGTAGTTTGCGAAGCCCCCCCACTTGCCATGTTGGAGAATAGACTGATCTGCTCTACCTCCGGCAAACTCTCTGAGGTATAGTAATTCGTTGAGGACAACTTCAAAATCCTTTCCTTTGTTCGATGACAGGGCACCGGGCACATTTTCCCAGATGACGAACCGTGGATATTTTCCGCCGGTCGCCAGCAGCATTTCCCAGATAATGCGTATTGCCTCCCAGAACAATCCAGATTTGGCACCGTTAAGTCCGGCACGTTTTCCTGCAATGCTCAAGTCCTGACATGGGCTTCCGAACGTTATGATGTCAACCGGTTCAATCAGAAAGCCCTTGATGTCCGTAACGCTTCCAAGATGCTTCATGTTCGGCAGATGCGTCTTTGTAACAGCAATGGGGTACGGCTCTACCTCGCTTGCCCAGACCGGATGCCCGCCGTACATTGCGGCGCACAGCGGCATTGTTCCGCTTCCATCGAACAGGCTTCCCAGCTTTATTTCTCCGGGCGGCTTTCCCAGTTCGCGGAACGCGTTCTTTACAAAGAACAATGCGTTTGGTAGCGCCATTCCGTTGCCCCACATTGCGTACTCTGCCGCCCTGCTGTGCAGGCCATCATGCCAGCGCATCAGGGCACGCCTGCCTTCTTCGCTGTCTGCCTGCATCATCTTCCGGTTCGGCTTTTTCCCCTTGATCTCGCAGTCCTTTGTGTAGACCTCACGCCAGAACGGCAGTTCCCGCAAGTCGGTCAGTGGTTCAATTTCTGCCCATCCGTCCGGGAAGCCTTGCAGTCTGCCACACTCCATCGGAATCAGTCTGCGCACGATCCAGTCCGGCGTTTTTCTTTGGGCAACTTCCGGGCCGCTTGATGTGCCATCATTTTTCTTCGTGAGAGTAGCCGCAGTGTTTCCAGTAACGGCTCCGTTGTAGAGGTCGATGCCGACCGTATTTTCAGGCAGCGGTTGGAGCACCGGATTTATGTAGTTCAAACTCCATCCTCCTTCTCCCTTTGCCTGAAGTGTTCCGCTGACCTCTCCACCAAGACAGTGATGTCTTGCATCGTAGGCAACGGCGTGCCGGTCCACCGTGTTCAGTGTGAACGAAGCGTTTTCTCTTACTCCGCATCCGTTCTGATTGGTATTCCGGTCAACGAAATTTCCAGCCATACAGTACGCCCCGGCCACGATAGGCGCTTCATGGTCGCACGTTAGGCATGGGCAAGTTTCGTTCAGTGTGTCCGCCGATGCCTGACCGGATGCTCTGCAAATTACCGGCCCGCTTTCACAGATTTTCATGCTGCCCCCCCCGCTGACCAGAATCGCCTGCGATCTCATAGCCGATGCACTGTTCAGCAGTGAGGGTGCCACACCATCCACGCTGTAAACTCTTGCACCTTGCGGAAATTCCGGTGTCAGACATTCAAGTTTCATTTCGCTTTCCTCACTTTTTCTTGCACGGACGGCCAGCATCGAACTTGCTCACCTGTTCATGGGGGATTGTCAGAAGCAGGTGCATCCTCTATGCGTCCGCATATCAGACCCGCCCGGCAAGAGAGCGCCGGACGGGGCGGCCACGGCAATGGCCTACCGCTTTTGTTCCTGGGCGGATTGAACAGGGCATTTCTACGCTCATGCTGCGGCGCACCCATTCCCGTCAAATCCATGCGGGTGCGTCTTTCGCGGAAATGGCAGCCCGGTCTTTCACCGGGCTTGAACGGAAAGGAGGACGCTGCTGTACAGCACCATTCCGCTATGTCGGCCGGCTGATTTCCTGACCGTACCGGCTTCCATGGAAAACTCAACTCGGCACATACAGGGTCCGGCCCTGCTTGCAGCGCTCAATGCCTAGAAAAAGCGCCATGCGCCATATAAAAGCAGCCCCGCTTCTGCGGTGCAGGGCTGCTTATTTCACGTTCGAGAAGAACCATGCTTTGTATCAGCGGCACTGTTTTTCTCGTAGTGCTCGCACTCCACGTTGTAACCACTGCAAGGCGCGCACCGGGCTGCGGTTATCTTGAATGTGTGCTTGCACTGTTCTTCAGTACCCTTTTGTTTTCCCTTGTGCAGGGATACTCTGGTATGTGTACTTCTTGCCAAGCTCTTGATCTTCCTCGCTTTATATAAATAGGTGTTTCGGCCCAAAGGCTTTGGGTTTCGACGCTTGTCCTGCACCGCTTCCCAGCGCACCGGTGGATTGAAGTTTTTCCGCAATTTCATCCAGATTTTGAAACTGCTGAAGTCGCTTTCCCATGTTCCGAATGTTTCATCCATCCACTTGAACATTTCTTTTACGGCTTCTGGCAATTCAAATTTTCCATCACATAGGGGTCCCGGCACTTCCTCAACATCCGGCATGGTTGCCGGCAGTTCTATTCGCTCACCATTCGGAAGATCATAGTAGGCGGTGCCTCTGCTCACTCTTCTACCTCCATGATGTGCGTTGCGATCATATCAGCCATGTGCAGGCACAGGGCTTCCGGGCAGCGGTCGTATACTTTGCTGAGCGTTCCCCAGTCCTGCTCTCCGCTATATGCTCCCATGTGCCACCTGATTGCCAGTGCTTCCGTGTCGGTCAAGAAAATCCAGTCTTTGATAATGCTGACGGATGCTTCACCGTGTCCCATCAAGTGACTATCTTCATAACGGTAACTGCCATCCGGCTTTTTGATGTACTGCCCAGCCTTGCAAACGTCATGGAGTAACGCGGCGGTCAAGACTGCGCCCTTATTGCATTTTGCAAACTGCGGCATCTTGTCGCATAATTCCAGGGCGGCTCTTGCCACATTGAGAGAATGCATCACCAGACCGCCGGGGACATTCAGGTGATGCTTCGCGCTGGCCGGGGAATTGTAAAAGTCCAGTTCTTCCAGCACCCGCATCAGTGCCATACCGCCGCGCCTACCCTCAATAGCCCGTACCAAAAGGCTGTTGAACTGGTCTTTCAGCGAAATTCTTGTTGCTTCATCCATAGGTCGTTCCCACCTTTCAATCCCAGTCCCGGACTTCATTGTTCCAGTCATAAGCCTTGTTGACCAAAGTGTCCAGCAACACCGGCACTGCCCATGCAACGGCAATGAGATCTGGGTTGTAATTGATTTTGAACAGCCAGCAGACACCCCAGATCAGGGTTGAAAAAATGCCATACAGCACGCCGAACACCAGCAGGCTTTCTCCCAGGTGCAGCGCATCGCGGCGGAAGCGCCGCCAGTTGAATGTCTTGTTGAAGTTGTTGATTGCTCTGTGAAGTTTTTCAAGAATCATTTTTTCTTTTCCTCCATGTGAAACAGGCTGGTTTGACTTGTGTACTCAGAAAACCGTTCTTCTTCCAACTGGAAATAGAACGGATCAATTTCAAATCCGATAAAGCCAAGCCCTGCCTCATATGCTGCTATGCGGCTGCTTCCGCTTCCGAGGTGGGTGTCAAGAATCTTCTGCCCCGGCTCTGCATAGTTTTTGAAAATCCAGTCATAAAGAGCAACCGGCTTCTGCGTTGGGTGGATGCGCTTTTCGTTCAAGCTCTTGTTTCCCTGCATGGTGTCTCCTTCTGTGATGCTTTTTCCCTGCATCATGCCGGACCACATATACCGGAACATTCTCACTGAGGAAAACAAATTTGTTGCCGCAATCTCGCAATCTGAAAAGCTAGAATTTCCATTGCACTTATCCCACACCATCCGTCCAGTAGCAAACTGGTAGTCAAAATAATTACAGCCCCATACAATATAGCGGCGGCACACTCGAAGCAGCTCCCTGAAATACTCCGGTTCTGGTTTACTCCAAGCAGGAGAAACGGGGTAGTCACGATGTACGCCTATTTTGCTGACTTTTGATCCGTAAAATCCTCTGCGTTCCGGGCCAGAGAAATACGGTGGATCCACAACCGCCAAATCAAAATAATTATCCGGGAACAGTTCCATTGCCGGCAGGCAGTCCATGTTATAGCAATGGTTCAGCTTAAACACTTCTCCCATGCCTTACTCCGCCGGGCAATCCGCCCGATACCTGAACCGCTGCTTTGCGTTGTATAATCGCTGCTGCCCAAGCTCTGCACTATATCCTGCGCGACCATTGGCATCCATCTTTCCAGTGTCACCGCGCTTCAGTTCCTTATAGATGGTGGAATAGTTGAAGCTCATCGCCCTGGCGATTCCGGCAACACTCTGTCCGGCATTGTACCGGGCTTCCAGCACCTTGCGGTCATCCTGCGTCATGTGTTTTGCCATTCCTGTTCCCTCGCTTTCCTGAAAAATGCGCAAAAAAATAACACAAGAGAATCCGCTAAGATTTCTCTTGCGTTTTCTCTTGCGTTTATTTTACAAATTCAGCTGTTATTCTCGGGTTTCGATCGCACGGTGCAGCCAGTCCAGTGCATCCGAAAGACCGCCCAGCTCGTCGATGAGCTTTTCCTTCACGGCGCGGCGGCCGTCCAGCACGGTGCCCATATCCATGACCAGCTCCCCGGTGTGGAGCATCAGCTCGGTGTAGCGCTTCTCCGTCATGCCGCTGTGGGCCGCCACCAAGCCGG